TCTCTCGTGGGAGAATACGGGGGGTCTGCTCCTCATGCAATGAATGAATATTATAGAGGTGGCTCATTAGTTGCAAACCACTCCAATAACGGAAACGTGCCCACGTCGGGCACAATTCAACTTGATGATTTTTATGGCGCCAATAATACAAGCCCTGCGCCAACAGTTTACAGCTATAGTTTAACTTGTGGGACTGACGGTTCAACTGGGAATGGGTTTAGGAGTGGCTCATATGGGTCTTTAGGCAGTAACCCTCAATCTACTGCATTTGCAGGGGGATTTAATCCAACAATAGTAAGATGGGATTCAGTAACAGTTAAATCGAATAGTGACATAAGATTAGTTGCTAATGGAACTTTAAGCAATAGTGGTTTTACAAGTATAACAATGCCATCGGGCATAATAACAAGTAGTAGTAATCAGACTTTAAATAGGACAGCAGCTACACATTCCACTGGAGGCGGTGAAACTCAGTGGCTATGGGGCAGCCAAAGTTTTGGCTTTAACAGTAGTGGAACAGGAACAGTAAATATTACCGAATGATTTTAGAATACGAAAAAAAACAATCTGTTTACGCAGAAAATGCCTGTGAGCATATAGTCAACGGTGTTATTCGTTTAGATGATTTAATACGCACTGATTATATTCCTACCAACTTTTCAGCAGAACCTAAAAACTTTTTATTAAGAGATGGTCATGTTGAATGGGATAAAATGCATAAAGATTTTGAGATGAAAATACACCAAGAATGGTTAGAAGAACTTGGATATGACGCAGAAAATCATTATGTAGATTTTACAACTCACAAAATTATAGACAAAAGAAAATTAACGTCGGAATATAAGCTTAATAATTTTGATGAAAACAAAGAGCAAACAGAAAGTGAAAATATATAAATGGCAATGAAATACGAGTTTAGTGCTAAACAGCCATCGTGGTCTATGAATATTGATAATCTATTTCAAACAACAATAGTATCTGGTGATGTAGGAAAAGTTATTGACCGAGACTCGATGGATGATGTTGTGAAACCAGAAACTGTTGCATACGATAGTGAAAGCAATAAAGTTTTTGGTAGAACAAATAGAATATCAATAGTGCAGGGTAAAGTAGAACACACCAGTTATTGGAACGATGATGATAATATTACAGCAGCTGATATTGATAGAATGAAAACTCTCAACAACAATGACAAAGTAAGACAGGGTGATTTTACTGAAAGCACAACGGAGGATGCAATTGCAAATAAAAAATATTTATATACATATAAATTTGGTGCAGACTATGATGTCATAAGTCCAAACTCTACCAGACACTTACTTGCTGTAGGAGCAAAGCTAAAAGCTCTTGAAGATGATACTAGATTATTTTGTGTTTTATCTAAAGATGAAAATTTTGAAATAGATGTTTTAGATATTCCTGTTGGTGAAACAAAAACAATAAATCGAGATTATAATTCAAACTCATTAAAATATATTTTCTTTAGTCAAAATTGCACTGTAGGTGCAGCTCAGATAGAGCAATACACTTGCAGAAAGTTTACAAGTATTTCTATTGCAGTAGAGAACACATCAGATAAAGTTTTAAGAATATTTTTAATATCGAGGTAAATATGTGGAATTTATATAAAATTGGAAAGTCATTAAATGACATTGTTCAGATATACAATAAATCTGAGGAACAAATGGAGGAAGATAAACTGGGTATTCCAGTCACAACATTATATAGGGAAATGCAATTTCCATTTGGTCTTATGATGATGAATAAAGCTACTCAAACAACTTTAGGTCAAGATGTTGTATGGGGTAGAAAACACAATGATAAAGAGTATGTTGAAAAAACAGTTTTGCCTAAATTGATGGACATGAATTATTTGTCTTCATTGCCATCTAATACAGTAGGTGCAGAATATTATAAAATTGTACGCAATCTTGGGCTTGAAGTTTTATACAACCAAAGATTTAAAGATGAAGAAGTTAAAAGTCGTCTCGATGTTGTAAGAACAAACCTATCTCGTCATGTAGTGATTACACACGACATTTTACACACACTTTTTAAATACAATACTCATACACTGGGTGAGGGATTAATACAAGAAGTTACAGGACATCTTTTAGATTACAAACCATCACAAATAATTGGTTTTGTTGTTATGTTGTCTGTTGCAAAAAGAACAGGAAACTACAGGGGTGTTTGGAAAGTTTACAAAGAGTGTAAAACAAATTTAAAAAATTGTGTTAAAGAATTAGGATTATACAGTCCATTAGATTTTATAGAAAGTGATTTAGAAGAAGTTAGGAAAAAGTTTAATATTGGTGAAGTGCCTATCTATGAGGAATTTGAAAAAAGATACCATAATCATTTAACACCTTACTCTTGCAGACAAATAGAAAAACGGGTTTACGATGCGTGGCAACTTCCATTACACAAAGATAACAAGGAAAATAAGGTAAAAGAAATATGAAATGGAACTGGCCTTTACTACGAATTATAATTAATTTTTATAAAAAACATGGCTTAATTAAGACCATACTTTGGTTAATATTTATATTTATTGGAACTAAAATTGTTGTTATTAATGGTTTTATCTATGTTGCAAATTTTTTATTTGGCTTTGGTTGGAAATATGCGCCAATCCTAGATTATTTAAATCTTTTAATTTATTTTTAAAAAGGAAGGATAATATAAGAAATGAACGATAAACAGTCTAAATACGTCAACAACGTAATTGCGTTGTTAACAAAACAAAGAAACGACGCCTTGGATTTAAATACCAAGCTGCAAGCTGATTTGATTACAGCGCAAATGGAGCTGGCAGAGTTGAAAAAAGAAGAAGAAAAAGAAGAGGAAAAGGTTAACTAATGGCAACAGAAAACTGGTCATCAGTGTTTGTATTAGAGGCAATCGGCGCAGATATTGTGACCGAAATTGAAACTTCTGCTTTTGGTGCGGTGGCTTTTGGTGTAGTATCATTTGGCGGCAGCCCGGATGTAGGTCGAGAGTTTTGGGCTGATATATCAGCGTCAGCAAATGCTGAGTCTTGGTCTAGTATATCAGCTTCATCAAACACAGAATCTTGGTCGGAGATCAGTGCTGCATAGGAGATTATATGGCAATAACACAAGCAGTATGCAACTCATTCAAGCAAGAGCTTCTTCAAGGTCTACACGATCTTGATGGGCATACACTTAAACTTGCTCTATATACATCGAGCGCCACACTAGGGCCAACGACCACTGCTTTTTCTACAACAAACGAATCAAGCGGCACCAACTACACATCAGGTGGCGCGACCATATCAAACGTTGCCGTGTCATTATCTGGCACAGTGGCTTTTGTAGACTTTGATGATGTGTCTTTTTCAAGCGCAACTATATCTGATGCGGCTGGAGCACTTATCTACAATTCATCAGCGAGTAATCGTGCAATCGCTGTGTTAGACTTTGGTGGCACCAAGTCTGTATCTAGTGGCACGCTAACTGTAACTTTACCATCGGCATCTGCAACAACAGCTTTGATAAGGATTAGTTAAATGCCTTTAACAAAGTTGCAAATACAAGCAGGGATTTTCAAAGACGACACTGTTTATTCTCAAGAAAATCGTTATGTAGACGCTAACAAAATTCGTTTTATGAAGGGTCGACCTGAAAAAATTGGGGGCTGGGCAAAGTTAGACACAGACACAATTACAAGCGGTGTGGCTAGAACAATATTGCCATTTCGTGGTCAAGTAGCCAACAACAAACGATACATCGGCATAGGGACACACAGTCATTTATACTTATACGATGATGGTGCAGGCAGTTACATAGACATCACACCCGCATCAAGCTACACAGCCGGTGCACAACACACAACAATTAGTTCTGGAGTGTTTACATTTGCTGGTATTTGGACGATGGACACGTTTGGTGAGGATTTGTTATGTGTTAATAAAATAGGTGGCAAACTATACAAGTTTGATTTAAGCGCATATCAAGGTGACGCGGCCACAAACGCAGCTGTTGTCACGGCTGCGTCGGGCAGCAGTGTGCCGTCAACGGCCAACGGTGTGATCGTCAACCAACAATCAAGGCAAGTTATTTTATTTGGTGCACACGATGGCACCAACGACGCACCAATGCGTGTGGCTTTTTCTGACTTAGAATCAGAAAATGATTTTACAGCAACATTGGATAATTTTGCAGGCGCTGTAGAACTACAAGGAGGCAACCTGCTTCTGGGTGCGGTTAGAACCAAAGGCAATATTTTATTGTTTTCTGACACAACAGCTTTTTCTATGACGTTTGTTGGACAACCTGATGTGTTTGCCTTTCAAACACTAGCAGAGAACGCAGGTATTGTGGGACCAAATGCTGCTGTTGAACACAATGGTGTTGTTTATTGGATGGGCAACGATGGTTTTTACGCTTATACTGGGCAAGTGCAAAGCATACCATGCACTGTGGAACGTCATGTATTTGACAATCTTACTAAACAACAAAAATTAAAATGTTTTGCAGCGTTAAACACTAAATTTAACGAGGTTTGGTGGTTCTATCCGACCGGGTCAAATGACGCATCAGATGATATTACAAATTATGTCATATTTAATTATTTAGAAAATGTGTGGTCCGTAGGAACATTGGCTAGAGGGGCGTGGGCAGCAGAAGGCATTTATGACAATCCCCTTGCAACATCTCTTGCAGCATCCAGTTCTGTGATATTTAAACACGAATCAGGGACAGATGACGACGGTTCAGCTATGGAATGTACACTAACATCAGGAGATATGGACTTACCACAAGATGGGGATGATATAATGTACGTAACTGATTTTATACCAGACTTTGATGATCAAGTAGGAGATGTCACAGTCACGTTAAAATTTAGAGATCACCCAAACGGCACTCAACGAACAGAAGAGACAATCACATCAGAAACAGGCACGACGCATCAAAGTATTCGTGCTCGAGGCAGACAAATGTCGACAGTGGTTTCAAGCAATGCAACAAGCTCACACTGGCGTATGGGTGACCACAGATATAATATACAAGCGGACGGAAAGAGAAACACATGAGCACTAAATGCGAACATTGCGGACAAACAGTTGAAGATGGTAAAACATGCACGACCATGGCATGCCCCGGCAAAGAATCAAAACAATTGCCACCAGATGATTTTAAATTTGTAGATTCGGAGGAGTAATTATGGCTGGAAACAGATTTAACAGACTACCTATGTCAAACGATCTTTTTACATACGGAGGTTCAATAACCAATGCCGTAGAAATATTAAAATTGAGAGACGATATTAACAAAACAGTATCAGCTATCGAAAGAGAGTTTTTAAAAATGTCACACAAGATTGATGAAGAAGACTCTATCTCAGTTAGTGATCAACTTTCTTGGTTTTTAAATTCATCGTAATGGCAGCACAATTTAAAAACGTAGTTACTGAAATAGACACAACAGGTAGCGCTCAATTACTTTTGCGTTGCCCTGCGGGAAAAACAATAATTGTTAAAAATTTAATAGTTCAAAATGAAAATGCTAGCAACTCCAACAATTTTTTAGCGGTGGAAGATAATTCAATTAGCACGTCAGCACGAGCCGTTCAAGCCATTACAATTTCTGCGGGTGGTTTAACAGCATTAAATGTGCCAATTATTCTTGAAGAACAAGATGAGCTTAAATGGCAAACAGATGTTTCTGATCAACATATTAACTTACACTATGTTCAATTAGATGCTGGCGTTAGGCAAAGATATAGAGGAATTTGTAAACAATTAACAACAGCGGACTCAGCTGATTCTTTTATTACTTGTCCAGCTGGCAGCACAATAATTGTTAATTTTGTTCAATTTTGCAATCAATCTGGGAGCACAGCAAGCAGTAATTCTTTTACAATTACTGACAGTTCGGCCAGTTCTACAAAAATTATAGACAAAGGTGCTATAGCCAATAATGGGAAAGCTGGTTTCAACAGAACTTTTGTGTTGGAGTCGGGCGATAGTCTTAATTTTACTCCAGATGAGCAACCATTTAACGTATACACTTCGTTTTTAGAGATAAGAAACCCGCCGATCAGAGGACAATAATGATTGAAAAACTTGCAGAATACAGTAAATTAGGTGAGATATGGGCATAGGAAGCAAACTCAAGAAAATAGCTAAAAAAATCATACCGAAAGAAACGTCGGCAATAGCTCCTATTGTTGGTGTATTTAACCCGGTATTGGGTGCAGCGTTAGGGGCTGCAGGCGGTCTTAGAGAGGGTAATCTTGGTAAAGCCGCTCTTGGTGGATTAAGTGCATACGGTATTGGAAGATTTGCTCAAGGAATGGGTGCACCATTAATTGGCGGCAACATTTCATCAGGGTTGACTTCTGCGTTAAGTGGCATCCCTGGCATATCTCAACTTGCGGCAAGCCCTGCAGGACAAGGACTTGGATCGTTTTTTGATAAAGTGCAAGCAACTGGAGGCCAGTTAGGGAGCGGACTAGGAACACGGGCTACTCCACAAAGCGTTGGTGCACCATCAGCTGATATTTTTGCACAAACCGCAGAGCAAGGAGTTGGAGGTCAAATACAAGATATTTTAAACAGTTCTCTTTCAGAGGGCACTAAAAAAGATTTAATTAACAATATTCTTGAAGGTGATATTATAGGGACTGGAGACGATACTCTGTTCCCTCAAATGACAAGAGGGCAAATGTTAAAAAGCTTGCTTGGATTTGGTCTTGGTTATTTTGGTGACAAACAGGCTGAAGAAGAATACGAAGACATGATGAACAGAACAGGATTTAGAGATAGTTTAGCACAGATACAAGCTCAAGACGCAAGTCAACTTGCGGAAGTAAGAGGCCTGGCGAACGGTGGTAGTATAGGGTTTGCAAACGGAGGTGAACCAGCCATGGAAATGGATTATCGAGGTGGTGGGTTTATCCCTGTTGGTTCAAAAGAAAGAGCTGACGACGTGCCTGCACGATTATCTAAAAATGAATTTGTAATGACCGCTGATGCTGTAAGAGCTGCAGGCGGGGGGAATGTTAATAAAGGTGCAAAACGAATGTACTCACTAATGAATCAACTAGAGGCTCGAGCATAATGGCAATACCACAGGCAGATTTTGCAAAATTACCTACATTCGCACAAGACGCGTATAAAAAAATTATTGGTCAAGCGGCCAACATCGCGGATCGTCCAATAGACGCTGCTGCTTTAGCCCCAGATCTTGATCCTTTCCAACAACAAGCAGCAGCGGTACTCACACAAGGACTTGGATCATACGTCCCTTATCTAGAACAGGCGGCACAATACGCAGGCCCTCAAGGAGCGGACGCTTTTATGAATCCGTATACACAAAATGTTGTTGATCAAACGACAAAACAATTGCAAAAACAATTTGGTTTACAACAAGCACAAGCTGACCAACGAGCTATACAATCAGGTTCTTTTGCTGGCAGCGGCACAAGAGGAGCTATATTTGATGCGGCTCTTCAAGGTGAACAATTTGATGTGTTGGGTAAAACAGTAGCTGATTTATACAATCAAGGATTTACTCAAGCACAACAAGCGGCTCAAACAGGGGCGGGTATTATTGGAGGTCTAGGGCAACAGCTTCAAGGACAACGGCTAGCGGACGTTAACGCACTATTTAACCTTGGCGGAGCAAGGAGAGACGTCGATGCTCAAAGAGCTATGTTCGGTTATCAACTTCCTATAAGTCAATCCAGTTTCCTACAACAGGCATTCATGGGCATGCCTATGTTCCAAGCACCGCCTATGCCTAACCCATTACAATCTGGTATTGCACTAGGCGGCATATTTGGTGGCTTCGGTGGTTAAGGTACTACAAAGATCATTATTTAGAGCACCAGTGCACGAGCACTACGGTACAGGAATAGCTTCTGGGTTGGCCGACAGGCCAGGGTACGCGGTCGGCGGACGGGTTAACTTACAACAGGGTGGGGATCCTGTCGATGACTTGACTAAGCAGTCTGAAGCAAGAAAACAATTACAAAATTTTGTAGATGATTCTTTTGACACTCTTTCAAACGGACTACAAAATGCAATGGTTACAGAATATTTAAGCAATTTAGATGCGATAAAAGGTTTGGATAAATCTGCGCAAAAAGAATATTTTAATAATTTTGTGAACGAATGGTACAACACTCTTCCTGAAGACATTCTAGACTTTATTAAAGAAGGCGCAAAAAAAGACGGCTTGCCTCAAGCAAAACAATTGTATCAAGAAATACAAAAAACGTTAAAAGAGACGTTTAATGAAATAGGCACTTATGAAACTAAAGTTTACATGGACAGTGTTGCGAATAACGGACAAGCGATGCCTAAATTTCAAAGTGAATTGCAAGGATTTAATAATACATACGGGGGTCAAATAGGCGGTTTATCAGAAATAGCTGGCAAAGATATGACTCCTGGAAAAACAAAAGAAAAAACAGAAATAGCTGAAGGAGACCCTGAGTTTAGCATAGTCCCTCCTCCAAGACCAGAAATGCAACAAACAGGTCTTATGGGTTTGGATCAAACGGGAGAGGATTTTAGAAAAAGATATGTTGACTATCTTCAACAACTGCAAGGAGAAACTGGCATAGCGGAGAAGAGAAGAAGACAAGCAAGAGAAGCAGGATTTTTTAATTTAGGTGCGGCTGATCCTGTGCAACCAGGTGAGTCTTTGGTTCGAGCAGGCATACAAGCATTTAAAGACCCTATGGCAGAGTTAAGAGCGCAAGAAGCGGTGCAAGCAGAAGATATTTATAAACGTGGCGCTGACATTCTTGATCAAGCTTTAGCTCCATCAGAGTCTGCCAATGTATTGTTAATTGAAAGATTAGTTGCTGGAGGGGTACCAGAAGCTCAAGCAATTGACATTGTTACTGGCTTGGCACAAGCAAAGGCAAGTCAACTTGAAAGAATACTTGGCAGTGATCAAATTATGAATCAAATAAGTCAATTAATGGGAGGGGTGGATGATGGAGAAGGCAACGTGTCTCCTGGCATGACGTTCCCAGAAGCTGTTAAATCATTGACTGGTATGGATTTATTACAAGGGGCTACAGACATAGTGACACAACCAACACTGACAGCTGGCACCATTGGTCAAGTTCAAGGGATGGCGGGCAGCAAAGACGGAGGTAGAGTGAAACTACAAGAAGGCGGGGAGGCATTAACAGAGGCAGTGACTCAAGAGCAAACGGGCCCAACAGCCATAAATGCAGGGTCTCCTTCAGTTTCTCCAATGTCTTTTGATGAATTACGAGAAAAATTGCCGGATTATATTAGTGACGACGTTGTGAAACTTTTATCTGAAAATCCGATGGCTTTAATGGAACTAGCGCAAGCACAAACCGATAGAGACCTTAAAGAGTTTGAAAAGAAATATCAGGTAGACGTGACCATGCCGTTAGCAGAATCAGAGGTCGATTATACCGGAGCGGTATAATGGTAAAAGAAAAAGAAAAAAATTATATTCTTGGAACTGAACTAGGAACAAAAGGCCCTGAATTTAACGTTTTTGAAAAGATAGGTTTGGGTGTAGCCTCTGGTGCTTTAAAAATACCAGAAGCAATCGCTGAACTAGGAGCAGGCTTTATTGATTATGCTCTCGATACAGATCTTGTTTCAGCTCTAGAAAGAAACTTTCCTCGAATAAATGTCACCGATGGTGTTGGAAAATTTGTAGAAATTATTGTTCAGTATGGTGTTCCATACAGTGCTGCCTTAAAAATAGGGGGCAAGCTACATGGAATGAAAAAACTAAAAGATCTTGGGCAAGGTTCTAGTAAAATTTCTAAGATAGCAGGGAAGATGGGATATTACGGTCTTCCAGCAATCGCAACAGATACTTTAGTGGGAGCCGCAAGAGATGTTACGTTGGGAGAAACGTTTGGACTATATAAAGGGTACGAAGAAGGAAGAAAAGGCAAAGTTGGACAAGAACTTGCAAGTGAAGTTTTAAAACAAAGAGCGCTTCTTGGGCTAGAGGGTGGCGCTTTAGCTGGATTAATTACGACTGCATTACCTCCAGCGTTGGGGGCTACAGCAAGTGGTGTCGCTTTAGGTGCTGGTTATGTGAGTAGGGGAGTTTCTCCAATAATTAATCCTGTAGCACAACTCGTTGGCAACTCTGCCGTAGGAACTGGGGCAAGAAAAACATTAGACGCTATAAAATTTGCAAAAGAAAAAATAGATCCTCTTTCTTTAAATCAGTTAAGGTTTCAAAACTCAAGTCAAATGAATTTGTTTCAAAGATTTAAAAAAAGAGTTGGTGATTTAATCACTCCTCAAGGGCCAATGACAAGACAACAATTTGAAAGTTTTCAAAATTTAGAGAATACAGTTAAAATGGTAAGAGGAGATTTAAATTTTTTTATACCAAGAGTCGAAAAAGAAATAACAAAAGCTATAAAAACACTGTCCCTATCTAGAGGGGAGTCTTTAACTAAACAACAAGCAATATTAGAGGACGTAGCAAGGGCATTAGATCCTCAAACTCCAAAGGGTTTAAAAAGTTTTAAAAATCGAATGCAAGATATTTTTGGAGTAGAGGAGTCAAAAAATCTTATTGATGCAGTCACGAACACGAGGGTGCTTGCAGATGATTTAAACAAAAAAGTGATTAAAAATTTTGCCACTCCAGTTTTAGGTAAAAAAGGAAAAATTATAGAAAGTTCTATTTCAGAGGAAGTTTCCGGACTTCTTAATAGACAAGTAACAACTGCATACAAAGCGTTTGATAATAGCTCTAAATTTAAATTTTCAGGCAAAGTGTTTGAACAAAATAAAAAAGCAGCGATAGATGATGCAGTTGACGAGTTAAGTAAAGGAGTCATGAAAGGCAAAGGAAAAGAAAGCATAAGAGCTCAGGCTAAAAAAGAAGTGGAACAATTAATTAGACTTGCGGAAAACAGTGGTTCTGAGGGCAACTTCTTTTTTAGAATAAGAGACTTAAAGGAAACTAGACCAAAAGAATACTATCTTAGTATTTCAAAAGAAATGGCCGCAAGGCGGAGTTTTGATATCCCTGGTTCTAAATACGCTTTGAGTTTAAGAAATTTATTAGGAGGAGAATTAAATCCAACAAAAGCTTTTACTAATAAATATATGACCATTGCTTCTGAATTAGGCAAGAAAAAACACATAAATCAAATAGTTCAATTTAACGATAATCTTGGGCCTGCTGTTGCAGGAAGAGCGGAAAAATTTATGTTTACTCCAACAAAGACAAAAGAAAAATTATTGAAAGAAGGAGTTGACCCAGCGACTGCACAGAACATAGTGAATGAAGATTTAATTCAACAAATAGCAAAAGAATACAACATTAGACCAGAGACTGTAAACTTATCAAGAATAAACCCCTCTACTCTTACTAAAAAAGTTGAAGATCCGTATGGGGTATATGACTCTATAAACCCTTTAAAAGCTGCTTCAAAAAGTGTGGGGGGCTACCACACAAGTTCAGGTGTAGCTCAAGCTTTAGCTGGCGTAGAAAATTACACAGACTTCTTAGTTAATCTACCTTTATATAAAACTTTTTTAATGGGTAAAGCAGGCACCCAAGTTGGTAAAACTATTCTCAGCCCCGTAACTCAAATAAGAAACTTTACTTCCGCTGGATTCTTCGCTCTTCATAACGGCCACATGGGCAATCCTTTTGGTTTTAGAAAAGGAACTTTTTCTTTTGCAGACGTGTTAAAACAACACGTGGAAGAAATATTTCCAGATGGAGTTACAAATCAAAGGTTGAAAGAATTAGCACTAGAAGCGTCAAGAAAAAATGAGTTGGGTGTAACTAGTGGTAGTATTGTTCAAAGAGAGATAGATGATTTATTAAAAGATGTTGCAAAAGATGGGGCTTCTTACAAAACAACGGAGGACATATTTAATAAAATATTTAGGTCACCAACATTTAAAGAAACTTATAATAAAGCTCAACAATTCTATACTAAAGGTGACGATATTTGGAAAGACTATGGCTATAGATTTACTTTATCGCAATTAAATAAAGCTTTTGAGGGCAAGCCAAACGACGCTGCTACGATAAAACTTATTGAAAAGGCACACTTGCAAGTCTTTGGTAGACGACCAAACGTGACGGGCGAGTTTGGAAAATTAAAAAGTAAAGACGAATTACTAGAAGAGTTTTCAGCAGAGTATATTAAAAACACGTATCCTAATTATCAATATGTTCCTACAGCAGTTAAGGAACTACGAAGACTTCCAATTGGTAACTTTATCTCATTCCCTGCAGAGATACTAAGAACATCTGGAAACTTGGTTCAACTAACGGGAAGAGAGTTGGCAATAAACACTGGAGATGCAGCAGTGGATGCTTACTTTAGACAAATGGGCTCTAGAAGATTAATAGGACAGATGGCTGGTTACGCAACTGGCCCCGCATTAGCAGCCTATTCGTTAAAAGCTTTGGGCATGACAGAAGAACAGTCAGATGCTTTGAAAGAAGATAACGTCGCAGAGTGGAACAAGTTTAGTGATTTAATTATTATCGAAAAGAAAAAAGAAAAAGACGACAATGTAAAGTATAGATATTTAAACTTTGCATATCAAAACCCATACGACTACATAAGAGCTCCTTTTTATACTTTCTTTGGCAGGATGGCTTCTGGTAAAAAAATGGAAGAAGAAGATGTCAATAGATTTGTAAACAGTAGTTTTGAAGCATTTAGATCTTTGTTTGAACCTTTTATAGACGAGGCTATTTTAACAGAACGTATAAGTGACCTGATATTTAGAGGCGGTAGAACAAGGTCGGGCTCTTTAGTTTTTGATGAGAACGACGAAATAGGTGATAGACTTGCCAAAGGTTTTGGTCACATAGTCAAAGGTGTTTCACCTGGAGTGCTTACACAGGTGAGTAATGTTGCGTCCGCTGTTGCTCAGGATGAAACAAGATATGGAAAGCAGTATCAATTAGGAGATGAACTTCTTGCCTTGTTATCTGGCATCAGAGTGTATGAAGCAGACATAGCCAATAACTTAAACTACGCTGTTAATGATTTTAGAAGGGCCAACTTCATAAACAAACGAAACGCAGGTAATTTAATTTTTGCAGCAAACGTAACTCCAAATACAATATCATCCGCATATCAAGAGTATGTTGATGAATCTTACAAAACGTACAAAAAAACTAGAAAAACAATCGATGATGCAATAAAACTTGGCGTGCCTGAACTTTCTGTTTTTAAAATATTAGAACAAAGAAGAGTTCAAAAAGATATTGTAAACACACTAAGAACTAAAAAATTTATTCCACCTAACTACATGACGTTTTATAGAGACCAACGATTTCAAAACATTATAAGAGAACGAGGACGAGCGGGGCTAACTCTTTTTCCTTTTAGAGAATTAGAAGGCATTCGATCTCGTTACCTTAACATTGATTTATTTAAGTCTTTAGATGATGTGAGAAGGACGATAGACAGAGAATCAATTCCAACGGTTCCTGAACAAGGCACAACGGCACAAGGAACAACGGTTCAGGGACAAGGAACAACGGTTCAGGGACAAGGGTTGGCTACTCCAGCAGCGGGACCATCGACTGGACAAATTGCAGGTTTGACAAAAACGCCTACTGAAAGGTTCAAAGAAAGAGAGCCTTTGGCTGTAGATGTGTTGGAGAGCGTAGAGAGTGCGATTACATGACGGACGAAGATACTAAATACGCTTTAGAGGCACACCTAAAAGAATGTGAGCTGCGCTATCAAATATTTGAAGAAAAGTTAGACAACTTAAACGAACATCAAGAACGCATCAACAAACACACATTTGAGCTGCGTCAGATGATGACTTGGTTCATGGGCGCGGCAGCATCGTTCGCAGCTATCTCTCTTCTTCTTGGAATAATTTATTTAATTAAGGAGGTAGTATGAAACTATCGGAAAACACCAGCATCTCACTCCCGGCACGTAACTTAATAGCCATTCTGGCGGCTGTCGCAATCGGCACCATGTCATACTTCTCTATAATCGAGCGGCTTAACTCTATTGAGTCAGATTTAAGACTGATACACAAAGATATAGAGGCAGCTAATGCTTTTATTGACGGCGTCCCCAAAGGCGACATGGTCAGCCCACAAGTCCAAGAGCTCTACATGTTGGTTGAATATCTTTCAGGTAATGTGGACAAGCTTAAAGCTCAGATGGAAGAAGAGATACCAATGATACTAAAGAATGATATGGTTATACAGTTTCACGAGGAAAGATTAATAGACTTGGAGTCAAAACAAAATGGAGTCCATTAAAGTTGTATTTGCAATACTTATGATACAGAATGGTTCAACAATTGAGATGGTGCCAACTGATGGCCTCAGCGACTGTCTTAAGCAGAAACGTATTATCGCTCGAAATATCGGAGAGGAACAGCAGGGAATATACATGAACTGCCGCGAGGTCGAGGCTGTAGTCTATGAAGACATGGGCCGACTTAAAATTAAAAAAATTATTGAGTGATTTAAAAAGAAAGGGGGAGCGGTAACTCCCCCTTGTAGGTTTATAGAGAAGAGTACTTAAAGAAAGCACCGTCTACGATGATTTCATATTCTTCTCCTTTGTTGTCATAATAAAACGCAAGAAAGATAGGTAGATTATTTCCACATCGATCATATCTATCTTTCCATTGTATTTTTTTGACATACTCGTTTTCATAAAAGTAAAACCTTTTGTCGTGTTTCACAGATTTTTTACAATCTTTGTACCACTCTTTAGTTTTACTTTTACTTAAGATGTATACTTTTTCGTTGTCCATGATATCACCTCCTTTCACCATATTATAACATATGGGATTTTGAAATTTCGGTGATTCAAACTAAAATCAATGACTTAGCAAACTGCCCCCATTGATTTTATTGGATAATAAAAATGAAAAAAAAGCTTTTTTTGATTTTTGGTAAATTTTTACATGCCTAACTTTTTCATAGATTCTTCTAGTCTTTTCTCTCTTGGTGTTGATTGACTAATGTAGCCTTGAATCCACATGCAACCGTCAGCATCTACAATAAGAAACACAATACCATCATCAGGATAATTTCTTTGATTGGCTCTTAAAGTTGCGCCAGATATCCTAGTTTTTTTAGTGTCAACATAATTTAAAGATTTAACATCAGCTCTCAAAAGTTTTTTAGTCTTTCTACTTTCTATGACTATATCAAACTGACCATGGTACTCTGAATTTGGATAGACGTTGTAGCCCGCCTCTAACAGTTTAGAGACAGCAAGATGTAAAGCAATGTTTCCTTTGGTGTGGCCAGAGTTATCCGACAAACCTAATCATAGCCATTCTTTCAGCTCCTCGCCTAATATTTCATTAGCTATGTCTATTTTTTGTCTTAAAGCGGCAACAATCTTTTCGTCAACAGATTCTTCACAGATAATATCAACATAATTTACTTTGTCTGTCTGTCCTATTCTGTGTGCTCTGTCCTCCGACTGCAATCTTTTTTCTAGATCATAACTATTAGAATAGTATACGACAGTTTTAGCTGCAGTCAAAGTAATCCCGTAGCCCCCTGTTTGAGGATTACCAATAAAAAATCGAACTGGAGACTCTAAATCTTGAAATTTATCTATATTGCTTTGCCGATGTTTCTGTTTTGTTTCACCATAATATGTGCAGAAAGAGCCCTCTCCAAACCTTTTACCTATCTCTTTGGCTATGTTTTGTATGTCTTGCACATAGTTAGACCAAATAATCACCTTGCCTTCACACTCTTCTAGAACGTCCAACAGCTCTGACATCCTGTTGTTTTTGACTGCCGTAGTTGTGCCATCATCTGCCTTAAAATGGCCACAAGTTATTTGGTGCAGACGCAACATTTGAGTCAACACATTCATCGTAGAACAAACTTTTGTATTAAGTTCCGCAAGGGCAATAGATTTCATAGAGTTGTACAATCGTTTTTGTTCTGCTGTCATTTGAACGACACGCTTCTGATACACCTTGTCTGGTAGATCGAGGCAGTCTTCTTTTAAAATCCTGTATGAAAAATCTGATACGATCGATGACAACTCATCAAGATTTCTGTAGCTGTCGTTTGGTCGAACGATCTCTACCCTGTGTCCATTCACATTGATTGTTGTCATGTTAGCGTATCGCATTCTAAACGAGTAAAAAGAATCGTGCCCCAATAAATCTGAGTCTAAGAACCCGCATTGTGAGTACAGGTCGAGTGGGCTTTTGGTGACAGGGCTCCCTGTCATAATTCTTTTGTAGTTTGCATGACGGCCAACGGATGATATGTTTATAGTCCTCTGAGCTCTTGGCGTTTTTATTGAAGTGCTTTCGTCCACAGCCATCAAACATTTGTATGCCCACAAAAACTTTTCAGCTTCTTTCATGCCAGGACCTGTAGAAAAGGCTTCAACATTCATTACAAAAAATGTCAAACAGGGGTCTCTGGTCTCATCGTAAAGCTGAGACAACATCTGCTTATCATCTTTTGTTCTCGAGCTCGGTGCCACCCAGTGAAACGTTCTACAATTAATGTGGTCGGGCACGTGCTTTGGTATTTCTTGCTCCACCCAGTTACGATACACACCCTTTGGTGCCACTATCAATGCCGCATTGATCTTGCCTTTATCGTAGAGCATAGAGATGTTGTCTAATAATATTTTAGACTTACCTGTCCCCATCTCACAAAACAGAGCAAAGTTCTTTTTATCCCAACTGCTTTCCAAAGCCTTCATCTGATGCTTGTAAGGCTTCGTCTTAAACTTGTATTTCATATATATTGTATTACTTTCTAAAAAGACTATAATAGGAATGAAAATGGAATAGTCAAGAAAGTTATGACAGTTTATTGCGTACAGGAGCCTCCGGGCACAGAGAAAGGTATGCCAAGAATTAACGTGAATAAAGCGTTGCATTTTGGCAACATTGAATTTTTATTTTCAGAAAGAGCACAATTAGTATATAGTAGTGGAGCTTTAGTAAGAGAGTTGAGAAAGAAACTTGAAAAATTTAATGACGAAGATTATCTACTGCTTTTGGGTGATCCTGCTATCATTGCTACTACTAGTGCTGTAGTCGCAGACGTGAACCATGGTAAATTTAAAATGTTGAAATGGGATCGTGAATCTGGTAGGTACTATCCATTAGAAGTTAATTTATATCAGAAAGAGAATACTTATGAACAAAATAGATTTTGAACAGGATCAGATTGAGACTGTTTCTAACGATGATGCAACCTCCATTGGGGATCTGTGCCAGCAACTTGTTGACGCGGAAGCAGAGGTGTCTGCATTAAAAGACTTACTTAAAACAAAACAGGAAAACGTTTTAGAGCTGAAACAGGTTAAGATACCTGCATGGATGCAAGAAAAAAACTTGTCTCAGTTAAAATTAAACGATGGAAGCTCCATCGAAGTTAGTAATTTTTACGGCATTTCGATACCCAAAGACCCAGATCAAAGGGCTGAGGCGTATCAATGGCTTCGTGATAACAACCTAGGAGATATTATCAAAAATGAAATAGCTGCTAGGTTCGGTCGCAACGAAGACGGGAAGGCGTTGGAATTTGCCAAGTTAGCCACCGCAAATGGGTATGAGGTTGAACAAACTTTAAAAGTTGAATCTCAAACTCTAAAAGCAACTCTGAAGGAACTGCACCAAAAGGGTGCGGCTCTGCCACCGGAAGAGACATTTAAAACGTTTGTGGGCAGACAAGCAAAAGTTACAAGGAAAAAATAATGACAAATAAAGTAACAAAGACAAAGGCCAACGGACAATTAATGCCGGCGGTCAGTTTAGACTTAGTGCAAGCTGATGCTGAGTCTATAAGTGGACTAGAAAACGCAAACAGTCCAGATGATCTGGCTCTACCTTTTTTAAAAGTGTTGAGTCAATTATCTCCGCAATGCAACAAAACTAGCAACTCATTTGTAGAAGGTGCCGAACCTGGCATGATCTACAACACTGTTAGTGGTAAACTTTACGATGGAGAAGACGGAATAGATGTTGTTCCAGCTTTCTACAAAAGAGAGTTTATTGAATGGGGTGAACGAGGAAAAGGCAGTGGGGCTCCCATTGCAATTCACGATGCGAGCTATGACATTTCGCAAGCACCAAGAGATGCTCAGTTTCAAAACAGATTGCCGAACGGTAATATTGTTGAAGAGACAGCGAACCACTTCGTCCTAGTGTTGGATGGAAAAGGTTACGAGCAGGCTTTAATTACAATGAAGTCAACTCAAAGAAAGGTGTCACGAAAGTGGAACTCGATGATGAAAAGTCTTACCATGCAAGGTAAGGGTGGTCAGTTCACACCGCCATCGTACAGCCATGTTTACAGATTGAAAACTGTACCACAATCTAATGCAAAAGGATCGTGGTTTGGTTGGGACGTATTTAAAGTAGGTCCTGTTCAAGATGCAAACGTGTACGAAACTGCAAAACTTTTTGCACTTGGCGTGAGTAAAAACTCAGTCAAAGTAGAGCATCAAGAAGAGACAAACGTCACACAAAAAGCGGAGGCTTTTTAATACTAAGGGCGGCAGAAATGTCGCCCTTTTTATTTGTGGTGTTTCATGCAAGACAGATTTCTTATAGGTAAAATATTTAAAGGTAACGAACTAGCCTACGGCGTCTTCAAACCATCCAACGAAAAAGATGTGCGTGGTAAGGAGCAAGGGGGTCAAGGTTGGGGCTACACCGAACAGTTATCTACGGACACTAAAGTATGGCAAGCTCACTTAGACGGCGAAGAAAGCATTGGCGCTGTTCCAATAGACCATGACAATAACTGTCATTGGGGCTGCATAGATATAGATTCTTACAAAAATTTTGATCACGTGACTTTACTTAAAAGCATTGAGAGAGCCAAGCTTCCTTTTATAGTTTGCAGGTCAAAGAGTGGAGGCGCACACGTATATTGTTTTTTTAGTAAAGGTGTAAAAGCAAAAGACTTACAAAAAAAATTAAGGCAAGCAAGCGCTTTGTTGGGTTATAAAGACGCAGAAGTTTTTCCAAAACAAATTAGATTATTAAAAGGACAGAACGGAAACTATGTTAATGCGCCTTATTTTAATGAAAAAGACTGTCAAAGATACGCATTAAAGTTAGAAAACAATCAGTTAAAAAAACTATCTTTAAGTGAGTTCTATGACGAGTACGAGTTGAAAGCTTTAGGCGACATAAAAGAACTAGAAATAAAAACAGATACTGTCTTTCCAGACGGCCCACCTTGCAACAATTGTATTGCTTTGAAGGGCTGTGATGAGGGAGGCAGAAACAATTACTTGTTTAATTGTGCAGTGATGTTGAAAAGAATGCACGAAGAGAGCAAGCAAGATTGGTTACAAGAATTACGTAATATAAATGATAAATATCTAAAAACTCCAATTAGTGAAATTGAAGTGTCTAGAATATACGCCTCTGTGACAGGACATATGGAGCACGAAAACAAACAAGTGTTGGGGGCTGACATAAAACTGGAAGAAGCAGACAATTCAAACTACCACTATCTGTGCAAGCAAGACCCCATGAGTAGTTTTTGTGACAGGGTCACTTGTATGTCAAGAAAGTTTGGCGTTCAACGGACAACGGAAGACGGAGAGGGTTATCCTCAACTTGCGTCTATTGATAAGGTATACGACGAGCCGATATTTTATTATGTAACTTTTGAAAGCGGCATCACGGCTAGAATGGAGTCAGACGATCTGTTTGAAGAAAAGAACTGGAGAAAAAAGGTTGGACTTGTATTGGATGCAAAACCTCCAGCTTTGGGTGCAGCAAATTTTGATGATTGGATGCGAGTTCAAATGAGAGAACGATTGACTCACGTGCAATTGCCAGAAGGGGTAGGTAGGTTTGATAGAATCAAAGAGGCTATAAATGATTGGTTCACAGGGACAGGTTCAGGAGAGGACAGAGAAAGTTTACTTAAAGGTTCTTCGTGGCACGATCAAAAGAAGAAAGAAATACATTTTGTTTTCACTGATTTATATAACGCTTTGATTTCTGTCAAAGCCATAAAAGAAAACGCAAAAGATTCTTCGCTGTTATTAGATTTTTTAAAAAGAGACACTGACACTGAAAATCCTGGGCTTGGTGCAAAGGGCAACAGAATAAATATTAAAAAGAAAACAAAGTTTGTTTGGACAATCAAAGAAGAGAACTTGAATCTAGAAGAAGTAGAGATTGATCCGAAAGAAATAATTAAGGAGGACCCACTATGAGTGAAAGAATAAAAGAAGCAGAAAAAATATTTGGCCCGCCGGGCACAGGTAAAACCGACAGGCTAATAAAAAAAGTCAGTCATCTAATTAACGAAGAAGGTATCAAGCCAGAGGACATCTGCTACATAACATTTACAAACAAGGGCATAGACGAAGTTCGTGAACGATTAAAAGTGACAAAGAAAACTGAAGGCTACGAATCATTTGCAACGATCCACGGACTGTGCAACGGTTTTTTAAAAGGCAGAGAATCTCGTTTGGTTTCAGAAGGTGACTTTGAGTATTGGGCAAAGAGAGAGGACGGCGATCTTAAAAGAGAGTTTAACGGGGACTTGGAAAACAATTTTATTATTCAAGTTTACAATCTACATCGTGTGGCAAACATACCTTTGAGAGAGGCTTTCACACGACTAAATGAAAGAAACTACAAGTGGAACAGGTTAGAGGAGTATGTCAGAAGTTGGGAATTGTACAAACAAAACAACAAGTTACACGACTTTACTGATCAGATACTTAACGCTTTAGACGTCGATAGATTTAAAGAATACAGAGCTGTGTTTTTAGATGAAGCTCAAGACTCTTCGTGGTGCCAGTGGCAAGTTATTAAAAAAATAATGGACAAAGGCTCTGTTGAATACTTGTACATTGCAGGAGACGACGACCAAGCCATCTTTGATTGGAACGGTGGCGAAGTAAAATATTTTTTAAATGCATACACATCTGTTTGTAAGTCAAAGATTTTAGAAAAGTCTTACAGATTAACAAATCAACACATCAGTTTTGCAGAGCAGATAAGTTCAGACATAAAACACAGGCAACAGAAAAAATACTTTTCTGATCACACACACTCTGGAGAAATACACTACACTGATAGGTTTTCACAAATACCTGTCAAAGACGGAGAGAGTTGGACGATCATGGTGACTGGCGCTCCAGTCATGTCAGAGATAAAAGAGCTTTTAATACGACACAGGGCTTGGTTTACACAGACCACGGCCAAAGGTTATGTTCACTATCCTATTGGTGCAAAAATAATTGCTGCACTAAAATGTTTTTTTGATTTACAAAAAGATAAATACGTAACGCGGTCAAATCTTTTAAGTTATAGGACATTGGTCAAGCCGAAAAATTTTAAGCCCAAACAATGGGAGGAGCTTGATCCAGATCAATTGTATAAAGCACAGGACCTACAAGACATGTTTGGTTTAGATTTTTCTGTTGATTGGAAAGAGGCGTTTGCAAATGTCAACAACCCAGAATGGAACAGAAAGAAAAAATATATTATGGACTGTGTTGATCAAGGTGTTGATATTTTTGACAAAAAGCCTAAGATAAAACTTTGTACAATACACAGCATGAAAGGTGGAGAGGACGAAAACACGGTTGTCGTAGGCAACATGGAGATGCCTTTTCATAAGAAATATAAAAGTTTTGATCACGTTGAAAAAGACACAATCAAAAGAATGTTCTATGTTGCATGTACAAGAGCAAAACAAAGAATGTACATTTACATGTGCCCTAGTTTAAAATTTCGTTTTGATTTTGACACGGTGTACAGATCGTACAAAGAAAGAAAGGAAGTCGCATAATGGGATGGAGAGATGTGCAAGTCGATGGTGCTCACTACAAAGCTTTGAGCATACAGCCTACAGATTACATTGTAAAAAATAAGTTGGGCTGGAGAGAGGGCAACATTGTAAAATACATAACTCGGCACTCTGAAAAAGGAAAAGCAAAAGACGTTAGAAAGATAATACATTTCGCTTTAATGATTTTGGAGGATGAGTATGGAGAAGAATACGAAATTAAATCTGTGGACTGAGTGGATGTTTGAAGAATACTTTCCAGATTTATCACAAGAAAAATACCTTGCTGTTGACTTGGAGACCTGTGATTTAAAACTACTGACTCACGGTTCAGGTTGGGCAACAGGGAACGGTTATGTCACAGGCTTTGCTTTGGCGACAAAAGACTGGCAGGCCTACTATCCTATCGCTCATGAAGGTGGGGACAACATGGACCCAGACAAAGTTATTCCTTGGATAAAGAAAACATTGTCTTACGACATGCCAAAAATATTTCACAATGCTTCCTACGATATCGGTTGGTTGCGTTCGATGGGCATAACCGTAAATGGTACTATACATGACACGATGATTTCAAGTGCTTTGATTGATGAAAATAGATTTTCGTTTACTTTAAATAGTTTAGCTAAAGATAAATTAGGCACAACAAAGAACGAAGACGAACTTATTGCTTACGCACAGAGCGCCGGTATCGATCCAAAGAAAGAAATGTACAGAGTGCCTGCTATGTATGTAGGGCATTATGCGGAACAAGATGCACGGCTCACGTACGATTTATTCTTTCACAATCAAAAAGAAATAGACGAGCAAAGTCTTCAACAGATATACGATCTTGAGACACGACTACAGCCTTGTTTGATTGATATGCGGGCGCAGGGTGTTCGAGTTGATTTGCAAGCCGCAGAGAATGCAAAGAAAGATTTGATTGCAGATGAAGAAGCGGCACTGCTCCAGATAAAAAAACTATCTGGCATTGATGTAAATGTTTGGGCGGCAGCTTCCGTGGCCAAAGCGTTTGATAGTATGAAGATACCCTATAGTAGAACGGCAACGGGCAAGCCAAGCTTTACGAAAAACTTTTTATCAAAGCACAAGTCAGATCTTGCACAGCTAATTATTAAAGCTAGAGAATCAAACAAAGCGTACACAACATTCATTGACAGTATTATGCGCCATCAACACAAAGGCAGAATACACTCTGAGATTCATCAAATGAGAAGCGATGACAAAGGCACGGTGACCGGACGATTTAGTTATAGCAATCCAAACCTTCAACAAATACCTGCTAGGAACAAAGAGATTAAGAACAAGATACGTTCTTTGTTTATACCAGAAGAAGGAAAGAAGTGGGGAAGCTTTGACTACTCACAGCAGGAACCACGAATGGTGGTGCACTTTGCAGAGAGAGTGAACGAAGCGGATGGATTTACCTATGAATCGAAACGACCAAGCATGGACACTAAATATTTTATTGAGGGCTACAAATCAGGGGACGCAGACTTTCACGACATGGTTGCAGAGATGGCTAATATAGAAAGGTCGGCGGCTAAGACAATCAACCTTGGTTTGTTTTACGGTATGGGTCGAGGTAAACTAAAAGAAACCTTGGGCATCGATGATGAGACAGCCGAAGTATTGATCAATGACTATAATGATAAAGTTCCGTTCGTTAAACAGTTGTCACAGCGCGCTATGGAGTCGATGGAAAGCAAGGGTTATGTGACCACGGTCTACGGCCGACGGTGCCGTTCGTTTGGTTTCGTGCCAATAAGATGGGGCGTGTCTGGTTTTTATAAAACAGAAAAAGAAGCAGAAGACGCTCTGGGCAAGTATGGTTATAAAAAAGCTTACACATACAAAGCATTAAATAAATTGGTTCAAGGATCGTCCGCCGATCAAACAAAGAAAGCAATGGTGGACTTGTACGAGCAGGATGGTATCATACCGCATATACAAGTTCACGATGAACTTAATATATCCATTGAAAACGAGGAACAAGCAAAGAGGATTATTAACGTTATGGAGCATTGCATTAAACTCAACGTACCGAGCAAGGTCGACTGTGAGATCGCGGACAATTGGGGCGATGCCAAGGGGTCGTGACCGACAACATC